GGATCGATTTCGGCAAGTTGCAGGATTACAGCGTCATAACGGTCTTGAAACGTGAAGGAGACACGCTTAAGCTCGTTTACATGTATCAGTTTCCGCTTGAAACGCCTTACACCCATGTCATTGGCCACTTAGTTCGAGCATACCAAAAGTTTCATTTCCGAAGCGTGCTTGTGGACCAGACAGGCTTAGGCGAGCCGGTTCTTGAGGAGATCCGCAACCAAGGCGTAGGCTGCGCTGAAGGCCTGAAGTTCACGATTCAGACGAAAGAGGACCTGTTGACGACATTACACATTGCAATGGAACAGAACCGTTTAGCAATACCGTATCATAGACAGTTATGCGAGCAGATCAACGAGCAACAATACGCTTACAGCAAAAGCGGACATCTACAGTTTAGTCATCCAGAAAACAGCCACGATGACATGTTGTGGTCCCTCGCATTAGGAGTTTACACAGGCACGCAGGCGCCTCCACCTGGAAAGGGCGCGGTTATGCTTCCACATTAAATGTAGTGTCAAAGTGACCTGAATGGAAGAAGAAATTTTCGTTGCTAATTCAAAGGGTGACGTGAAGGCATTAGGCATGAAAATAAATTGTGCTCCAACGGATCTTCACATCTTTGTCAATGGCGTGGACATCACAAAAAGTATCATTCTCGAAGAAGTCCGCATTGTAGTGGATAGGATGCCTGAAAGTAAAGGTGTTGTCTTAACTGCTACAAAGTAGCTAGAAAGTGAAAACTATGCCATGGAAAAGCACTTTAAAAGACGGTTTCGAAGCTCAACGGCAAGTTCCGCCAGAGATTAGCAAAAGGCAGATTGAAGAGGAGATTCCTGTCAGCTGGAAAGCTGATGGGATGCTTTGGGGCTACGTTACCAAATATATGCTTAAGGGCAGTGGAGCGGGCTTCGTCACTCCGCCTTATACGGCGTATTGGGAGCGCATCTGGGGAGCGGTCCCGATTGAGGATCTTCCGAAGTATAAAGATCTTTTTACGTTTACTCCGTATATTTCCGCATGTATCAATGTAACGATTAACCTTGCACTTTCTAATGGATTCGAGTTGGAAGGCGGAGATGAAGCTGTTAAAGAGTGGTTGACTGATTGGCTTGATGAGCATAACATCTTGCAGACTCTACGCATAATTGGAACGGATATGCTTGTTTTTGGGAATGGAGAGTTTGAGATCTGCCGAGAAGAAGGTATGCCGCCTGAAGAATGGTGGCTTAAACCGTTGGATCCTGTGCACGTGCGGGTTAGACGTGATGCTTATGGCAATGTGTTCGGTTACATTCAATTGTTGACTTTTCCGCCTGTAGTGTTTACAGCTCAGGACATTGTGCATTTTCGATGGGGCGCCAAAAGTTGGTGGTACGAGTTCAGCTATGGCACAAGCCTTCTGAGGCCTCTGTTGAAGATTCAGGCATTGATTGATCAGTTTGAAGATGACATGGCAATCATTATGCACCTTTACACTAAGCCAATGCTCGTAGTCAAAGCGGGAAGACCTGAAATGCCCTTCAGTGATCCGCAGCTTCAGCAACTTATGGAAGCTTTCCGTGATCGTCAGCCTGCTACAGACGTGTTTGTCCGCGGTGATGTTGCTGTTGATGTTGTGCCCAGCCTTACAAAAGATGTGAATGTTCAGTTTTGGCTTGATTATCTTTACAAGCAACGCGAAGCAGTCTTAGGCGTTCCGAAGATATTTTTAGGTGAGTCTCAAGGTACAAATCGTGCCACAGCTGAAATCGTGATGCAAGAGTATGTCACGCGCTTGCGAATGTTACAGGAGCTCGTCGGCGACACGCTTGAAACAGACTTGTTTAAGCAACTCTTGGAAGCCAAGTTTGGAGAAGGCGTTGAAGTTCCCACTATAAAGTGGCGTCCGATATGGGAGCCCACGCTTGACGTGAAAGCCAAGTTCATCAGTGATCTTGTGGACAAGAACATTATTCTGCGAAGTGAAGCTCGGCCACAGTTAGGCTATCCAGAGCAGCCTACTGATGAAGCGTTAGCAGCTGAAAACATGCTTCCTCTTGCCAAGCCCAAGAGCGAAACCAGCAAGGCTGTCGATAAGACTGTGAACGGTGTTGTTGAGGCGTTACAGAGGGAGGAGTAAAAAATTGAAGATTCGGATCCGCATGCCCTGTCATACTTTATGTGGCTATTCAAACAGTATGCATAGGCCTCATATTACGTGTCTATTCTGTCGCGTCAGACGGTTTTTCTATGGTAAAATGGATAAGAGCAAGTATCATTACAACAGCAAGATGCGCATAGTGATGCCACAGGATTGTCAAACATATGTGCTTTTCATCGATAATAAACGTCCCCACGCAAAAATAAAAGAACAGGTCCTGAAGCGCTTGCTTACGATTTGCGAGTTCTTAGCTAATTAATGCGAGTTGAAGAGTGATGCCTGGTCTTGAGGAAGCTAAAACAGTCTGGCGATACAGAATCGCTGATCCAAGCAAATTTGAGAAGTTCAGGGTTAAGGAGCTTGGTAAAGGCGTCAAAATTACACTTGGCAAAGTGAAAGGCTCGGACCGGTGGGAGATCCAGAATTACATGTTTGAGAAGGAGTTATTTAAAAATCGTGAGCAAGTGCGAAAGTGGCTTGACCAACACTTGAAAAGCGAAATTCAGACTTTGCTCGATTTTAAGGCTTGGAATGAGTATCGCCGAAGGGTCATCAACGCTTACGTTCAGATTTCAGATGTAAAATAGTGCATCAGAATTTTTGCTCTGCCCAACTCCTGTTATCGACAAGGAAAAAGTCCTTCATTTTGGCTACCACTAAAAGTGGTAAGTCGAAAAGCTTGGCCTGCTCCTTCGTTAGATCATCAGGCATGAATATGTTTCTTAGTTCTTTGTTTAATATTTCGAATACTTCGTGGCTCACAAGCAAAGCTACTGGTTCTCTCCCTGCCTTATAACATAGGCTCATAGCTTCCTGAATTTGCCTTACTACAGGTATCTCTCTGATTTGCTCTGTCATATACGTCTGATGTGTCATGCTAATCATTTAAATTTAGTGTTTCCTAACGGTGATTTGAAATGAGTTTCTACGCGAAAGAATGGAATACAGCATACATCAATGACCTACCAGATTCCGCATTCGCTCTGGTAGTTAAAGGTGAAAAACAAGAAGGCAAAACGGTTCCAAGAACAAACCGTAACCTACCACACCATGATAGCAGCGGAAAAGTTGACTTGCCACACTTGAGAAACGCTATGGCACGTGTGACACACACAAACTTAAGCAAAGCCCAGCAGAAAGAAGCCCACGACCATCTTTTGAGGCACTACAGAGAGCTTGGTATGGAACATCCGAAGTGCAGTGTTCCCGGCTGCCAAGGCTATGCGCCGAAGAAGAGTATGCTCGAAGATACTGAAGCTTTCAGAGCGTATCAGGAAGCCTGGTTTAGATCGCAAGGTAAACGTGCAGTTTTGGTGACGTAGAAAATGCAGCTTCGATATTTTGTTCCGTTCAAGGCTCAAGAAGGCGTTTCAGCAGAGTTTGCGCTGAAAGAGAAGCTTGTCAACATTGAAGGCGTGGCCATCGATACGAGCGTCAACGCTAACAAATGGCAAATTCCAGACGAAGACCTTGATTTCTTCGTTCAAAGTCTCCAAGGCGCCCAGTTACGTGTCGACCATGCTGAAAGCGCATTGATGGTTGTGGGTAAACTTACAGAGGCTAAACGCGATGGCAACAGGGTTCTTTTCCGTGCTGAAGTTGGGGAAGAGAAGCTTATCGAGAAAATCCTTCGCAATTATGTTAATCATGTCTCTGCTCAGGTTGACAGTGACGATGTAGAATGCAGCAAATGCAAGAAACCTACACGCAAAGAGGGCATGCTTGTGCATTTATGTCCTGGAGCTTGGGAGATCGTGCACAAGCCAAAAGTGAGGGAGCTCAGCATTGTTGCAAGCCCAGCTTACACGAACACTCAGTTTGAACCTGTTGGCTTTTTTGCTGCCATGAATGATTCTCAATATGATGCTATTTTAAAGAATATTCAAAATTCACAGTTATCGGAAGATAACAAAGATGTGGGTTCTAGGCTAACGCCGCAAGAACCTGAAAACAAAAAGAGTGAAGCAAAAAAGGAGGTGAAACCTTTGTCTGAACAAAATGCTCAGGCGAAGGCTTCTCCGCATCAGGCACAAGGCGTAGTGAACGTGACGCCAGGCGAATCGGCGCCTAAACAAGTGACGTATCAAGAATTGATGGATCAAGTGACTAAACTTCAGAAGCAGATTGGAGACGGTGGCGCCGGCGCCACTGACTCTGAAATTGATGCCTTAGGCAAAAAGATCGCTGACATGGAAGCTGAACTGGGCAAGAGAGCTAAGAAAGCTGAGTTAAGCAAGAAACTCAGCGACTTGACTAAACAGCTTCAACAGC